AGAGATAGCGAACAGCAGATCGTTATAGAAAATCTGGCGGATATTCGCCTCGAGTTGCTGAATATCCCGCATTTGCAGCTCTAGGCGCGGATCGTACTTTTCATAGACCGATCGGAATACCTGGCCGTCCGTACTATCCAGATAGTTGATAGCTTGCGGCAGAAGGTTAGCGCCGGCGTTTTTCAGCGAAGCGGGCGCGATCATCGGCGGGATAGTGACGCGCTCTTTCCCTTGTTCCTTGCGGATAATGGCTTGCTTAAGTTGCTTTGCTTCCGGGAGGGCGTCCATGCCAAGCGATCGCCCGTAGGCGTCGCCGCCGCTTACGCTCCAGCGCGGGATAAGAAGCGGGTTTTCGCTATAGCCTTCGATCCGGAGGAACCGGCCTTCGTCCGCCTGGCCGCAGTTGGCTTCCCAATACAGGGAGCGGAACGGCTTATCGCCGGCCTTCGCGTCGCGGTTCGGTTCGATCAAATGGCAAACGTCAATGGTTTGCGCGAACTCTTTATTCCGGTACTTGTCGCGGACGGCTAGCGAACAATTCTCCAATCCGAATTGCTCGACTAATTGCTCTACCGTGCAAGTGTAGTCGCGGCCAAGCGTAGTAGGGCGTCCGTACATATCGCACGCCACAACATATTCCCCGATCGTCAAGGTTTCGATCCGGAATAGCTTTTCGAAGTCCTCGAGGATCACGGACGCGGACGTTCCGAATACGGCCAGCTCGAGGTAAATCTCCGGCAGGACCTGATAGAGGTTGCTACTATCCATCCATTGCATAATCAGGCGTTCGCAATCGGACAGCCAAACGCGGACGGCCTGAATATTCGCCAGGCTACGGTCCTCTACCGTGAAGTTGAACCATTGGCGGGACTTGCTGGTAAGGCCGGCGTTCATGCCATTGGCGAACACTTCCGCCGCGCGGAACGGAACCGGCGACAGAATATTGCGGTTTACCTTGCGGCCCCGGCGCGGATCGCGCAGCAGGAAGCGCCCACGGCGCGGCATGATATATTCGGAAACGTCGCGCCAGTGCGTGAGCCATTCCCCGCTATCGCGATCGGCGCGGAGCGCGGCCATGCGCTTCTTAGCGTATTGCCGCAGCTCGAGGCCGCCGGCGTTAGCCTTGGCCGGGGTTGGCTTGCGTGTTCCGCCGTAATTCAGAAGCATAATGTTTCCACCTAATCCGCTTGCCAAAACCAGGTTCCCAACTTATCGCTGGTCCCGATCCGCCCACGCCCGCCGCCGCGAGGCCGCGTAGGCGTTACCGGATCGGGCGGCGGCGGAGGCGGCGGCGTCAATGGCGGGCGCTCCGGATCGTCCGGGTTATATTTCGGGTCGAACCAAGGCGCGGGCAGCGCCGTCCCTGGTCCGTTGACTTGCGCCTCCCCACGGTTCGCCGGTTCGCTCACGCCGCGCGCGGACGTGTGAACGCCGACAATCTTATTGATAGCCGCGAAGGGGTCGCGCAGTAGGTCCGCGCTATCGGGAGCGACGGGCTTAACTCGCTCTTTTGGAGCGGCTACGGCTTTCGGGGATTTGGGTTTACCTAGGCACATAAGCGAACTATACGCGCGCCTGGCGGGAGGGGGGCGGTTAGCCTAAATCCACGTCCTCGAACGGGTTACGCGGTCCGCTTCCAGGGCGCGCCGCCGATCGCTTGGCCGCCGCCGCTTGTTCGATCCTAGCCGACGCCCTCGCAACCGATCGCTTCGCTACGGGAGCGCCGAACGTACAGGCCAAGGCTTCCGCCCAATCCGGCGACGCCAGGCCGCGCGCGGCCATATCCCGTTTGCTTTCCATGAACTTGCGTCCGTCCGGCCCCTCGAACGAATAGATACCCGTTAGGTCTAGCTCCAATTCGTCGCTATCCTCGATCGCCCCGTAGGGTAGCCAGAACTTGAGCGCGCCCCATATTTCCGTCTTACGATCGCGCGGCTGGAACGGAAGCGTCTTACTCCAGCACCCTAGCGGCTGGTCGCCAAACCCTATGGCGTGGACGTTCTCGACGCCCATTTGCTTTAGCCGATCGACTACGCCCCATCCCATGCCGGTAGCGTCAATAAATATCCCGTCCGCGCCGTGCTGCGATGCGTTTTCCGCGATCACGGCGGCCAATTGCATTAGGTAGCCCTCTGTATCGACAAAGGGGAGCTTGATAGACGGGATCGACTTGGCGTCCCGCCCGCGCCGGAATACGATCCGGGTACTATCGCCGCCATGCCGCGCCGGATCGACGCCGATAACAAGCGGATCGCCCAGGAAGCTAACGCCCTCCCGCGCTCGAGCGGCCTTCGCTACGTCCTCCGATATGAACTGGAGCGTCCCTTGCTTCGGGAATAGGCCGCGCACGCGGACGCGGAAGAAATCGCTATCCTCCCCATGCTCCCGCTCCCAATCCGCGATCAGCTCTTTATTCGTGCCAGGACAGTCCCGCCCGTCAACGTGGCGGAGGTTCCAGCCATGCCGGCCAGGTCCGGTGAATACCTTGTAAAGCCGGCCTTCGCGGCGCATCGGGTTTGATCGGAGGATTTGGAATACCTCCGTTTCGGCGTCCGTAAGGGAGCCGTCCATAGCCTCGAATATCACATCGTCAACGCCGGACGCTTCATCGACTAGGAACCCCTGGCGCTTCCGTTTATTGTGCAAGCCTTGGAAGCTATCCGGCTTGTGTTTGCTCCAGGGGATCAGGTCCGCCCGCCAGTGTTCGCGCTTGCCCTTTTCCTTGGCGTATATCTGTTGCGCGGTGACTTCGAACCAATGGCCGCAAATCAACGTGTTATGCCATTTTTTGATTTCCGGTTGCGTTTTCGTGGTCAATTGCGCTTGCGTACCGGCGGTGACAACCAGGCGCGTATCTTCATGCGTCGCCATCAGCCACCAAAAAATCCAGGCCAGCTCAGCGGACTTGCCTACGCCGTTCGCCGCCGCTACCGCGTCGCGTACTGGCCGGTGCGGATCGTCGCGGAGCTTATCGCCAATCTGGCGGAGGTTTTCCAAGTGCCAATCATACGGGTATTCATGCTCGAGCGGTCCGCCAGGTTCGCGCCACGGCCAGGCGGCCAGGACGAAACCCTCCGGATCGTGCGCGAATTGCGCGATAAAGGCCGCCAGCTCCGCCTCCGGGTCGCCGGCATAGTCTAGCTCCGCCGTCATGCGCGCGCCGCCGGACGCGCCGTAGCGCGCTTCCGCGCCGCCTCGAGGACTACGCTAATCGGCGTTGTGACTGTAACGGCTACGTCCGCCTGGTCGCGCCAGCCGGTAAAGCGCCGGCCCATGTAGGATAAATGCGGCGTCACGTTCACCAGGCCGCCAGGCATTTGCAGGGCGCGGCGTATCTCCCGGATATGCCAAACCTCGCTCGCCTCGCGCGCGCGCGTAAGAGCGTCGGAAAACTCCGGGTGGCGTTTCGCCCATTCGTATAGCGTATCCCTCGCAACGCCAATCTCGAGGGCGAACTCTACGACTTCCATTCCCTCCGCGCCAAGCTCTAGCACGCGATCGCACATAGCCGGCGAGTAGAGGGTAGGGCGGCCAGGCTTGCGCTTGACCTTAGCGCGGAGCGACGGCCTTACGCGATCGGCTTCCTTATCAACCTGGCGCTCCCATCGCGCGCGATCGTCTAATAGCCGTTCCTCCGCCAGCTCCCGGCGGGAGGGCGTCCTTTTGGCTTTATAGGTTTGTTTGGTCGCGCTGGCCGAACTTGCGGCCTGGTCCGGGGAGGGCGGGCGGGAGGGCGATTGTCCCTCCCCGGACTTGGCCGCTGGCGCTTTTGCGCGCGGACTAACGGGAGGCTTGCGCGTCCCGCTTTCTTTTGGGCGTTTAGCCCTTGTCTTTTTCTCCGCCATGACACGCCCGCTTAGGTATTCCTTAAGCGTCTATCATGCCGGACGTAAGTAAACGCCCTGTTTAATTCCGCGCTACGCCTTGGTTTGCCAGCATTGCGCGGAGGCTTGCTAGGATCGCCTCGCCTTCGTCCTCGACGGGCGGCGGTTTGACTTGCATACGACCTACTAGGGTCGCCACTACATTCGCTATCTTATGAACGTCCGCGACAAGCTCCGAAAGTTTTACTTGGCCGTCCCTCCCGGCGGCGCTTAGTGATGTAATGGCGGTTTCGATTGCGGCCTGTTTTACGGCGGACGCCTCGCGATCGCGTTGGAAGCCTGCTAACTGTTGCGATAGGGTTTTGCGTTCCGTCGCCGCTTGCACATATTGTTCCTGGCGGTACTTCTCCATAGCGTCCAGGCGGGCGGCTAAGCCTTCCACGGCCTTCGCTACGTTCGCATCCTGGACGTGGCGCGCCTCGAGCGCCAAAAGCCGGCGCTCCCCTTCACTCACACGCTGGCGCATGATGCCCCAAACGCCAGCGCCGCCGGCCAGCACAATCCCAAGCTGGAGTAACAAATCCGGGGTAAGCAACAATCCGCCCACGTTGAAACTCCACACCTAGCGCGGCCAATACAAATGGACCCTAGCGGGAGCGTGTAGGGAGGGGGGCGGTTCGCTTGATTTGGCGGAGCTGGCGGACCTCTACCGCGACGGCGGAGGCTACCTTAAAGAGCCGGGGAGCGCTCGAGATTAGCGCTATACAGGCGTCAACGGCTTCCTCGACAAGTAAGACAAGCTCCCGGAAATCGACGCTATGCTTACACCAGGCGTCAATTACGGCGCGGTCCAGCTCGATTGTCTTATGATCGCGCTGCGTTATCGCTTGCATATCCCTACTCGAGAGCCAATCGTTCTCTAACAGGGCATGGACCCATAGCCGGCGGACTAGGACTAGCTTATTCAATTCGCCCACATTCCCGCCCTCCGGCGCGAAGTAGGTTACGCCGAAGCGTTGCGACTTTAGAACCGTCTGGATTACCTGGAGCGCGCGGCGCGCTATGTCCGCCTTTTGCTCCGTAATCGCCCGTTCGCTAAGCCGGATCGGGTAGCGCGGCGCGCGGCGCGCGGACGTGTCCTCCATAACGGGAGGGCCAGCGGCGAACCGGCGATCCTGGAGCCGATCGTTAAACTGGTCACGCAACATAGCGGGTCCGGCCTTTAACGGCCAGCTCACGGATCATAATGGCGCGGACTTCGCGCGGGAACTCCGCGCCAGTGCGTTCCTCTACACGGCGGACGAAATCCGCCGCCTCCGCTACTTCGCGCGCGGCGAACGCGGTTGTCAGGCGATCGAGGATACCCTTGATATTCATAGTCTCACCCCACGGCGCGCAGTAGCGCGCGTTCAGAAGCCACAGCAGGCAACCCGCCATCATCATCCGGCGGCGGTTCCACGTCGCAACCGAAGCGTTCCGTTAAATAGGCCAGCACGCGGAGGCGTCCGTCCTCGCTCAGCGCGGAGAGGGAACGCACGCCGGCTTT